TCATCCATCGAAATCACTGCCGATATGGAAAGTCCTGTAAGCTACTCAGGAACGATTGTAACCACTGGAACGATCACCCAAGGCGTAGAGGCTTAAGCCAATAAATACATAACAACCAAGGGGCTTAATTGCCCCTTTTTTTTGCAATTCAATTAAATCCTAAATATCATGACAAAACAACGAGGCTATTACAAGCTTAAGATCGGTGGCAAACAGCGCACCCTTCACTTTTCAATGAACTTTTGGGCGAACTTTACCGATAACTTAGGCATAGGCTTAGATGGTATAGGTGATATTTTCGCCAATGGGTTAAGCATTAAGACGATCCGCACACTTATTTACTCAGCGCTATTGGCGCACGATCAAGAAGAAGGCAATGAACCCGATTACAACGAGTTTAAGGTCGGAATGTGGCTCGAGGATATAGATGCTGCAACGCTCGAAGAAATGATCGCAGCGATGACCGAATCACGTATTTTAGGCAACGATATGAATATGGGCATTGAGCGCAATCCAAAAGGCGCGGGAAAGTAGATAAGCCCTTCACTTGGGATGATTTGCTGGATTACTATATCGGTCAAGTGGGAATACACCCGTCTGAATTTTGGGCGCACACATGGAAGGAAAATCAGCTGCTTGGCGAATCCTTTACTATTAAGCAAAATTTAGAATGGGAGCGACTGCGTTATTTAGCCACGATGGTACACAACGTGAACGTAAATAAAAAGCAGCACATGATAAAGCCCGAGAAACTCATTCCGCTGCCCCAAGACGTATATTATAAACGCACCAAGACGGTTGAGGTACTAAGCCCTGAGAAAGTGCGGGAAATCGCCGCTAACTTCGGCAAACATAAAAAGGCGCAGAATTCTTAACTTTGAGCCAAATACCCACCTATGGCTGAACAACAATTAAGAGTTAGGCTGCTTGCGCTAACCCGAGGCTTTAATCAAAATATGGCGGCTGCTCAGTCGCGATTAACTGCTTTCGGTACAAAGGCTAAACAGGTTGGCGCTTCACTTCGATCAATTCAGCTACCACTTGCTTTAGCTTCTGGGGCTGCTGTTAAAATGGCGGTTGACTTCGATAAGTCAATGACCCAAATAAAATCACTTGTTGGGGTTGCTGGCGCAGAGGTCGATGCTATGGGCGAACGCGCCAAAAGAATGGCAGCCGATACCGGGCAATCGGCAAACGCTGCTGCTGAAGCCTTGTTCTTTATTACCTCAGCTGGACTTCGTGGCGAAGAAGCTATGCAAGTTCTTGAGGCTTCGCTTAAAGCTGCTGCGGTTGGACTGGGTGAAACTAAAACGGTAGCCGATCTTGCAACTTCTGCGATGAACGCTTACGGTTCAGACGTACTTTCGGCGAGCGATGCCACTGACGTAATGGTGAGCGCAGTTCGTGAGGGTAAATTAGAGGCTGATGAATTGGCGCAATCAATGGGCCGCGTTTTGCCGGTAGCCAGCGCTATGGGCGTTCGCTTTGATGAAGTCGGTGCTGCCTTTGCTGCGCTTTCAAGAACGGGCACAAATGCTGCCGAAGCTGCCACTCAGGTTCGTGGTATTTTAACTTCGCTTTTAAAACCCACAACTGATGCTCAAACGGCACTTGCTGAAATGGGTCTTAGCACTCAGGGACTTCGCCAAGAAATAAAAGAAAAAGGGCTTTTAGCTGCACTTGAAACGTTAAAGACAAATTTTGACGGTAATGATGAAGCTGCCCAGCGCGTATTCGGAAACGTTCGAGCGCTTTCGGGTATCATGGACTTACTGGGCGCAAACGTTCAAACCACTCGCGATATATTCGACAGCATGACGCAAAGTGCTGGCGCAACCGAAAAGGCTTTTGCGGCAACTTCAGAGAGCGCCAGCTTTCAATTAACAAAAGCGCTAAATGAGGCGAAGGTTGCGTTCACCGAAATGGGAGCGGTTATTTTGACCGAAGTACTTCCATTAATTAAAAACCTTTCAAAATTCATAACTGACCTTTTTAAAGCTTTTTCAAATTTAGATGATGGCACTCAAAAATTCATTATAACAGTAGGTGGCATTGTTTTAGTAGCGCCCACAGTAATAAGTGCAATAGGTGGAATTTCTGCCGCAGTTGCTACTTTAAGTGGATCACTTGCTAAATTAACAGGAGCAAAAGGATTAGTAATGCTTAAAAACTTATTAACAGGATTAACTTCGCCTTTTGCTATTGCAGTAGCTGCTGTTGGAACTGCCATTTTTGCCTTTGATAAATTAACTGATTCAATCGCGCCAAACGTTGATCTAATTGAAAAATTACGCATTGGACTTTTAGGACTTCAAAACCCAGCGGCTGCACTTGCACAGCTTATGGGGGCTGAAATAGAAGCCAAGAGTAGAAAAGGATTAATCACCGGTACACGCAATGCACTCAACGAGCTGCGCAATATGAAGGTTAATCAAATAGGTGGTGATATTTTACCATTTGGGCGAACAGACGAAGTTGTAGCAACTCTACCTAAAGTAGAAAAAGCAGTTGGTGCGGTTACTCAAGGAATAAGCACACTTTCGACCACTATAAAAGGCGCAAATATCCCGTCTGATTTCAAGAAATTAGGCGATTCAGCAAACTTTGTTTTAGTCAGCTTCCAGTCAGTGGCTCAATCTATTGGGCAATCGTTAATGGCAGCGGTAATGAATGGAGGTAATGCGATGGCCGCACTTGGTAAAGTTTTATTGGGCGCTATTGGAGATATTTTGATTCAAATGGGTACAGCTGCTATTGCTGCATCAAACTTGGCGAAAACCTTTGCGATTCCGATAGTCGGTGCTGCTGCGGGTATTGCTGCGGTTGCACTCGGTACAATGATCAAAGGAATGTCAAGTAAAATACAAGGCGATGGTTTTGCGAAATTTGCAAATGGCGGTATCGTTTCAGCGCCTACTCTTGGACTTATGGGTGAATACATGGGCGCACGATCAAATCCTGAAGTTATTGCACCACTGGATCGTTTGCAATCGCTTATGGGAATGCGAAGCCAAAATGTAAATGTAACAGGTCAATTCCGCCTTGATGGACAGGATTTAGTGGTCGCAGTGGAACGCGCAAGTAACCAGCGCAGTAACTTTATAGGATAATGGCTTACGGTTTATTATACAACCTGAATTTCAGTAGTAATATAGCTGGAAACAGAAAACACCGCATTTCTATTTATAAGGATGGGCATACCGCTACGATCACAGTAAACGATAACAATCTGATCGGAACTGAAGAACCGGCAATATTGATTTGGGATAATACGGATGATATTTACAGCAATATCATGTCCTCGCGTTTGGAAATGAATTTTTATTCCGATGATGTAAAGCAAGCAGACGTACTGGATATTCTTGACAATACGAATCCATCCAAGTTCAAGGCTCAACTTTACATGGAAAACAATTCAGGCGTATTGCAACTCTATTGGGAGGGATACCTTTCAAATGCGACCTATGAGCAACGTATTTCTTCTGTGCCTGTTACCTATCAACTTATTGCAACCGATCTATTAGGAACGCTTAAAAACGTGCTTACAACGGATGGAACTGCTATCATAGATAGCCAGCCAACGGTAATGAAATATTTGGATAATGTACTTGGATTTTTACCACAATTTTCACCGTACAGAATATCAAACGATATTCAAATAAAGCCCTTTGGATTTCCAACAGCCGGAAGTTTTACAAAGATTCATTTTGTTCAGTGGCTGTTTCCTTTTTCAAATGGCTTTGATTTATTTGGAGATAGTGCCGATGAATACATTAAGAACGTACTAAAGGTTATAAATTCACGATTAATGTATGCCAATAACACATGGCATATTATAAATAATTCGACCTATAAAGATACCGCCTCGTTTGATATTTTTGATGAATCAGCGAATTACGTTACTACCGTTTCAGAAAACGTTTTAAAAACAATTCCAACGGATTTTAAGCCTATTTTAAACGATTTAAATATCCGATACGATACGCCAATAGATACAGTTGAGGTAACTGCAAATAGAAACGAATACGCTACTGACTTCGATAATATCGTTTTGCTATTAGGCGAAATTGACAACTTAACGCCTTACCCCAGCTTTGAAACTAAGGTAAATGGTATTCTTTTCAATCAAACGTATTATTCTGATGACTTTACTGCAATTCAGGATATTCCAGTTGTTAAAAAGGGTAACTACTCTATAAAAACAAAAAACATTATAACCAGCGGAACTCCATCGCTTAAAATAATGGATACTGGTTTTGCTGGTGAGTTTCAAAGAAATGCCGGTACAGTACCCACTTTCTTTGCAAGTTGTTTTATACAAAACTCTTTATACGCTGAAAGAGATTTAAGGATTTTTTATTCCATAGTAAGAGAAACAAGTCCGAATCAATCGGGAACGCCAGTTACAAGACAGTATTATAATAACGGATGGAACAATTATACTACTGAAAACCAAATTCATAAAATAGAAGAACACCGATCAAATGCGCCAACCAACCAATGGGTTGAATTTAAAATCGATATACCGCCTACAATTTCAGCTTTTGACTGGGCGCGTTATAGAATTATTCTTTGGCAGCCAAGAGTGGATGAAACCAATACCAACTTAATCGTGAGTTTTGATGAAGTTCTTTTGAATAGAACAAACTCATTGCGAGGATCAAATGCGATTAGAACTGTATCTAAAGTCAGTGGATCAAATAGAAAAAACAAAAAATACACTATTGATTTTCAGCATTTTTATCCAGTTAATTTTTACCTAACCGAGTTTCAGACAGACGATATAACGTTCACAGGAATACCGGGAAGCATAGAATTAAACAGCATTCTCTCCACTCAAATACTAAACGACAACCGCACTCACATAAAAAGATATACCGTTAGCGTTTACACCGAAGATTTTAGTGAGTTTTTATATCCGTATCATAAAATTGAAATTGATATGACGGGCTTCCAAACTACCAATAGCGGAATTATTGATCGCCTTGAATATCGTGCCAAGTCAGGCATTTACAAGATCGATTTTCACGAAACAAACCAAAGCACGAACGTAACTCTCGACACCCAAATTCTACAAAAAGACGATCCATTCTTCTTATTCGAGTAGATTTATATTAAAAAATTTTTTTAGTACACAAAAGAATTTTATATTTGCAGATATAAATCATGCAGATATGAATGACTTTGAAATTGGTTTCCAGCACCAAATGAACAAGCTGGATTTAAAGCGCAAAGACGTAGCTGAAGCCCTTGGCGTAACTATGCCAACCCTAAAGAGCAAGCTGCGGAATCCTGAGAAACTCACACTTAAGGACGTGCGC